GATAGACCAAGCCGTAAACATATTAAAGATAAATTATCAGTCTTTAAATGGTACGGCAAAGGAATACCTTCATTCTGTTAAGCAAAACAAAGAAGACTATGCGGATGAACTTGAATATTACAAAGCTATGCAAGAAGCAATCCGCAAAGTGATACTATTATCAGGAGAAGGCAGTGGTATTTGGGAACAGCTTGTTCCATTGCAAAAATCATACAGCGGTCTCTTTGCTGATATTACAAGAAAGGCAGAGGAGTTTGATAATGAGCTTAAAAACTCGCTTGGATATCTTAATAGAATTGCCGACAAGAAAACCGTAGAACTCATTCTTGATACGGTAGCAGCAGATGAAGGATGGAATAGTTGGTCTAAAAAACATGCGAAGGAGTATTTTAAAGTTACAGCAAGACTTGATACAACACAAGCGAAGAATGATATTGCGTCCATTAAGGCACAGATGGATAAGGCGTTTGCTAATAACACTTATCATATCACCTTTACTTACGACCCTATCAAGCTAGACCCTAAAAGCGCATACGGAGAGTTTGATGCAGAGGCACAAGAACAACTTAAAAAGCTGCAAGAACTTGTGACTAAGCGACACAATCTCAAAGGTGGCACAATGAAGTTGGCTGGGTATAACGAGGCTGCAACCACAAGGGAGATAAACGACCTATACAAGGATATTTCTCAGTTGGGGCAAGGCTACAAGGAAGCTGCCGACCGTATTATGGGGTACAATAAAATCAGAAAAAATACCACTAAACACGATAGGGTACAGCGCGATATTATCAACGAGCGCATTTCTCTTCTCAAAGAGATGAATAAGCAATATGAGCAGCTTGATAAATATATGGATGATGATAGTGCAGCACAATCTGTTATGAAACATTATGCTGCCAATCTGAAATATGTTGGTATGCCCAACAATGTTGTCAAAAACTTTGTTCCTGACAAACAAGGACTCATTCAAGCTTTGAAGCAGATTGAACCAACAATCAAAGACTTCAAGAAGCGCGCACAGCTTAAAAACGACATCGTAGAACTGCAAATACAGCTCGATACCGAGTTTTTCCAGCAGCAGTTGAATGATGTAAAAAATGAGATTAGTAAGTCTTTCGACCAACTTAATCTCTACAAAAAATTGCGAGGAGAAGGTTTGTCTGACGAATTGATTAAGTCGATGTTCGGTGACCTTACATCGTCATTCGATGATGTACGAAAAGGAATAGAAGACCAATTCACTGCAAAGTTCGGGAATAACACAAAGTGGAGTTCTGATATATGGAAGCAGTATCAAGAGCAGATTGATAAGCTTGATAAAGAAGTCTATCAAGACCAAATTAATCAAGCGCAAGAGCTGATTAAGGCATACAAGCAGCAACTTTCCGACCAGTTACAGTTGGATAAGTGGTACATTGAGGAGAAGCAGAAAATCCAAAACAATGCGAATATATCCAAGAACAAAGATTTGCAGAAGCAGCTTCAAGATAACCTTGATAAGCAATATGCTTCAAAGACAGATACTAATTCTTGGAAAGATTTTCAGAATAGCGATATGTATATTTCTATCTTTGAGAATCTAGACCACACATCAAACCGCGTGCTTACTGCAATGAAAGCGAGACTTGAAGGATTACGTTCTTCTCTGAAAAATCTCACTCCAGAGCAATTAAAACAGATAGTTGAGCAGATTAACAAGATAGATGCTTTACTTGTTGAGAGAAATCCTTATAGTAACATTGGTAAGAATCTCAAGGAATACCTGAAATTTGCCAAACAGCGCAAAAAGCTAGAGGAAGAATATATTGATGCCACCCAAAAGGAGCAGATATTGAAAAACGACCAAAGCAATGCGAATAAGGATGTTCAAAATGCAGAAATTGCTTATAACAACGCTGTAAAAAAATATGGTATTGCTTCAAAAGAAGCCATCCAAGCAAGAATCCTTTGGGATATTGAAAAGGAAAGACTTCGTGTAATAACAGACCAGCTTGTAGCGCAAGGAAAGATAACAGAAAAGCAAGCAGAGCAGATACGAAACGGACAGAAGTTGCAGAAGACTTTGCAACAGCAAGTTCAGACTATCGGACAAAACTTCTCTGATGCAGCTAGTTCCGTTACAGAACTTTTTAGCGCATTGAATGACTGGGGTGCTAACATCGAAATGTCTGACGATTTATCACAGGTTGTAGATGGAATCAGTAAGATTGGTTCTTCTCTTGAAGGTATTGATATTACTAGACCATTCTCTGTTGTCAAAGGTACGATAGGTATTATCGGCGGCATCGGAAAAACTCTTGGAGGCATCTTCGGATGGGGAACAAAAGATAAAAAGCTGCAAAAGCAGATTGAAAATCACCAAAAGGCGATTGAAAAACTGCGAGAGAGATACAGCGAACTCAAAGATGCTATGGATAATGCTTTTGATATTGAACGTTTGGCACAATACAATGATGAGATGGTTAAGAATCTCAAAACTCAGAATGCCAACCTTGAATCAATGATAAAAGCAGAGCAGGACAAGAAGAAGACCGATAATGATAAGATTGAAGAGTACCGCAAACAAATCGAAGCCAACAACAAGGCTATCGAGGAGGCAGAACAAAGTCTTACAGAGCAACTTGGCGGATTCGGAACAAAGGATAACTATAAGTCGGCAGCAGAGGAGTTTGCAAAGACTTGGGTTGATGCTTACAACGAAGGAAGCGATGCTCTCGAAGCACTTAATGATAAATTCGATGAGTATATACAGAACCTCATAGTTAAGCAAGCTACACAACGTATTGTTGGTAAGATGGTAGAGCCGTTACTCAAAAAGATTGACGATGCGGTTGAACAAGGAAGCGATGGTGGAAATAATGGATTGGATTTGGTTAAAACTGAATTGGATGACATTATGACAACAGGAAAGGATAAGCTGAAGGGTGTTTCTGATATGTTGAAATCATTCGTTGATGGATTAGGATATAAACCAAAAGGCAGTTCAAATATCTCTGCTTTGCAGCAAGGTATTCAGTCTGTTACAGAATCAACCGCACAGGCGTTGGAGTCAATACTCAACAGCATACGATATTATGTAGCTACTCAACAAGCAGATGTCCGCATCATCCGCGACACTCTGTTAGAAAAGCTCGGCAATAGTATCAGCGCGATAACACAAGACACATCAAGCAGTCCTGTACTCATTGAGTTGAGATTGCAGACAACAATACTTACCGATATTCGCGACACTTTGGATAGCTGTGTAAAGGGCGGTCACAAGCAAGGAAGAAATGGTATCAAGGTATTTATGAATTAGTTTTCTGTGTTCTATACATAAAATTAGGGCAAGCTCGGTTTCACAACTGAACTTGCCATTTTTAATCAACATAAATCTAACTAAACCTTAACTAATATAAAAAGTAAAATTACACTTTATGTCTGTGTACCGACGTACACTCTGTAAATAAGAAAATAATCTAAATATTTTTACCAAACTTTGCTATTTAAATGAGCTGTAAGGCATTATTTCTGTTTATCCTTACAACTATTCCACTCTGACACATAAATCGTTCCTGTCGTCATATTTGCGTCATCGTAGCCAATGATTTTAACATCATTATCCTCTCCGTACTCTATGAGGTCACATTTTCCTTTGCATTCGATGCGAACTTCACTTTTTCCGCACACGTAAATGCAAGTAACCATATTCTCAGGAACTTCAATTTCCAAATCCTTGCAGTACGCGACAAGAATAATCGTAGAGCGCGCCTTGATAACTCCATGAGCACCTATATACATTTCGCTAGTATATCCGTGCTCGTTACATTGATAGAATCCATTGGCAAACTCACCAAACTCTTTCAAAAGGTACTCTTTTGACAATCCCCATCCGAAAGCTATAGAATCAGCCATAAACTCAATTCCGTTTGAATCAAGAGCCATATTTACCAATTCTCGCTTACTCGCGGCAGAATCCCATTTCCCCTTATATTCTCCGCACAATCCCAATCTTAGGGCATTGCGCTTCAACGTCA